AAAAGATTAACTATAAATTTCCGCTTTATAAACTTCCCCGTTTATATAATTCTTAAAATTTGATGGTGAAGGACGAGGCAAAGGATTACCAACATCATGCAAATTACGAAGAAATTCAAGTGAAGGAAAAGGCTCATCCTCATTAAAAGAATCCTCCATCATCAAAAAATTTCTAGTAGCTCCACTATTCTTAAATATATTTCTTAACATAGCAAAATCTATTTTATAATCAGGATGCGCTCGCTTAAGAAACATATAAAACATCTGAAGATACTGATAAGATTCTCTATTGCCAACAGACAGATATGCTAATGATAAAACTTTAGCATATAAAGTATCAAAAAAACGATTTGCCCTATCTGAATTTGACAATCTAAAAACTATATCATAAAAAGGCCTGTAAGGATACTTACCTACATATCTACCATTCTCATAAACATTAGCCATTTGGTTCTTTAAAAAAACCACCCCATCTGTACGAGACGTTTCTATCCATATACCATTCTTGCTTTCATAAAAAACATCTGCGTACAACTGAGAAATAGTACAATATTTAAAAAGCAACCCTATTTTTTTACAAAATTTCTCATATCCTAATAAACCAACCCCCATTCGCTCCAAATACTGAGGCCAACCTTGAAACATATCATCACCTGAGAAACCTCTCGTTAATAATTTAAAACGTATAGCTTCCATTAACAAAAAATATTCGGGATCCTCTTTATTACGAGACAATAAGTCTCCAAGATACAAGAAAAAAACTAAATTTTGATATATAGTATTACCATGCGACGTTTCTAATTTCCCTGAAAACATCATTCCGAACACCATAAAAACGTCATCAACACCTATTAAGTACAAAAATTTAACACATAATCGAAATATAACATCAGACATAACTATCATATCCAAATAATTATCGTACTTATAAAAAGTTGCAAAAAACATGCCCATGGCCAACAACAACGCATAAACAAGCATTTGATCAAAACTAATAATATCAGCAGAGCCATAAGACCGTAAACGCAATTCAGGGTGTTGAAGGTACAAAACCTCATGATAATCATCTGCACATTCATGATATTTCCAAATCCTAAAAAAATCACCTTTATTCAATCGATATCCTATCTCAAAACCATTACATTTTAAAAATGACATGATACCTTTCAGCGCTAAAAATGACAACATTATATACTGCGCTGGTTCTATATAAAAAAGCCTCACCTTATCATGCATTTCTTTCATCTTTTCAAATGATATAGCTTCTAATGCATTCAAAATCTCATTCTTCCTTTCTTCAACACACACAGATTCTCCTGGAAAGACTTTATCAGGATAAAGTCCATTAGCCATATCCTTCTGAACTTGTATAAGAAACTTTATTATATATTCGGCTAAAAACTCATTCAATTGACTTTTAGTAACACCTCCTGACACATCTTTAATTTTACCCGTTTTAAAATTATAAACCGAAACATTCTCATAAGGTAAAATCCCTGAACCGGTATCATATGTTTTTATCAATTCTGCTAATTCTGTAAATTCTGGTATCTCAAATTCTACCCGATCCTCGTAATTATAACCTACA